CAAGGCCTTTCGGTTTTGTAGGGGGAGGGCTATTAACCCAAGCTCAATTCTAGAGAAAGGAGCTCCACCGTAGCCTTCCAGCTACGGAAATCCAACTCATCCCACTTGTTAGGTGGCCGGCTCTCGATAAAGAAGCCAGCTACAGAACTGATGAAGATGTAGTTGGTGGTCTGTACGTAATCCCAATAGGGAGTTTGGCTACGTACTGACCGCCAGGACTTCCGCCCATGTCTGGGCCTTACAAAAGTAAAGCCCCTAGATGGATTGGAGTCATCTAGTCCTGATTCCGAGTAACCACCGAGATTATGAACCAACCAGCCTTCATCAATAAAATGATGAAAGCCAAAGGCTTTACTCTCGTCCGGGTTCTCGGGGACAGCTATGCGTCGTGTTTTCTGAACCCACTTTCTATAAAGAAAGGAGCCATAAACAGAGCGCCTTGCCTTTGGGCAGCAAGACCTGGGAACCTTTAAACCAGAGCAATCGTCTTCATGAAAAGGAACACGGTCGATACGACCGATATTCTTTAGCAAGAATCCGATAGTTCTAGTAAGAGGAACCTTATGTCTTGCAGACCATCTGACAAGTCTGTTGACAGCAGAATAGATGTCAGGCACAGTCTCGAGGGAGTAGATGTAGACTCCGCGGGTAAAATACCCACGGTAAACATCCACCCCACAAGACTCACGGAAGGGGCCGTCGATGAACGTCTTGCGTTCATTCACCGAGAAGCCGATGGAGTTGAGGAAAGAGATAACATTTTCGGCGATTTCTCGCCGACATATGATATCATCTCCAAAAACACCATAATGCTTCTTACTATCTATACATGGAATACCATGATGGATAGAAACGGCTTTAACCGCGCTCGCGAAGATCATCGTTTCCAAAGGAAAGGTAAAACCGTTTCCCATGGTAGAGATGATATTCATTGGCACCGTAGAACCGTCTGGAAGAACGGTTACGGAACTCCGAGTTAAGTGCAGCCATCCTAACAAGTCGTTAGGACAGATGCTCTCGACAAGGGCCAATGAAATGCTGTCGCTTGCTGAGGAGAGGTCGATAGTGGCAAAACTACCATCGATGCTTCCTAAGTAGGCTAATTCTCGATTGTGATCGGGCTGAGTCTTTAAAGAAATATTAAAGAATTCAGCCAAAACACTTTCGAGAAAAGCACCGATAGCCTTCTGAAATACCATATTCAGAATGTTTTCGGTGCAAGCACAGCGCGAAATGTCATTATTTTTCGGAACGTGGAACAATTTGTTCCCAGGAAGTATCTTGATACCAAACATCTGGGATCTCCGGTATTCACAGGAGGCCCAAGTTGGATGATTCAAGATAGCCGCGCGATAAAGACGCAGCAGGTGTGGGTTAGTGGCAGTTAAATCGCCATCAAAAAGCTTCGTATAAAAGCTCTCGGAGTTAACACCTCTAGCGGCACCCGGACCAATCGCGAGATTGTTCCGAATGCAGTTAAAGATAGATTCCGAGCCCTGCCTCTTTTCAATTGAATAGGCGAATACCTCCTTAAAAATGGAGAATATCTGCCCGTTCACTCCTGAAGGCACCGCGAACAACGCTGCTTTTCTATTACACTCGAGAAACTTCTCAGTTGCTCGGGCGTCACAGAGAGCATCGTGGCCTGACGGAAGAAGTTTCTTATAGAAACTACTTCTTAAGGCTTCACACGCGAATTGCTGCTCAAGGGAAGCAAACTCAAATGAAAGGTCCTGTCCCAAGAAATCCGCAAGTTCCTTATAGGGAAACATGTGGCTTCTCCAATTGCAACGAACGGGTAGCTAAGCTACCGAGCCGGAATCAAAGGATTCCGGTAACCGTGGTATCTCCCAACCCAGCGGACACTTGAGAAAGTGCACCGATGTGAAGAGAGAGGGCCGCGCGAACGTTGGGGGCATCAGCCAAATCGCTACCAGCCGGAATGTCAATGGTTGAATTAACGACCATCGTACGAACCGATTGACCTGCGAGAGGTGTGACGCCCTTGCGTGTGATCACCTTGTAGGTGTTCACGGGGACACTCTTCAGTTGACCAGTCACAGGGTCGACGACGCCCAAAATCTTGAGGATTTTGGGGCGCCAGAAGGCCAGAGTGAAAGGCGAACTTGCAGAGTGAACAGTGACCCCAGTCTGAGTGCCACCCAGAGCAGTAACCGCGTACTGTTTAGCGTTGACATCGGGTGCTGTGTCCGAGACGTGCGTGTACGTTGGGGTGGTGAGCCCCGTTTGTGCCGCGCCCGTGACGGGAGAAGTGACTGAAACAGTCATAGAAACCTCACAAATGGTGAAAGCCAGAGGAAATGCCTCTTGCGCGAGCGACTGCAAGGGCTCCGACGTTTCCCCATTGCTGCCACTTACCTAAGGCTGGAACGCCGAAGGAAAGCGGAAGAGATGGTAAGGAAGCGAGAGGAGTCCGTGTAACCGTGCGCCGGAAGCCCGAACCTGAGCCATAACCCAGGGTGCCCGAAGAGGACTTAAGAAAACTAACAACAGAAGGGTGAGGTTCGAGTCTAGAAGACGCGATAACTTCATTCTTCAGGATAGTAGTCTTAAGGAGCCACTTCGAGACGGATTCGCCGACAAACGCCGACGAGATAACATCTCCTACGTTGCTGAAATAATCGACAACAAAGGAGTATGGTATCAGTTCCCAAAGGGTGGGAACAAAGTCGCTTAGATCAATCCCGATTAGAGATCGGTAGTGATCGAAGCTGCTTTGCGTTGGAAAGGCTGAGTCTGAAAGGCCACACCGGTATATAACCTTGTAATTCTGGATAAGATCAACGCGATCATAAGCGTTGACATAACCAGACCACATGATTATAGGACCAACGTCGCTACCAGGGACAACAGCGGTTCCCTCCGAAAAGCCGCGCACTCTTTGATGGCGGATCTCGCCAATCGAGCGCGCTAATGACAGCGCAATATCATTGCAATCTGCCAGCAGAGGTTTTATCCCCAGGAAACAGGTGAGCCAAGAGTCCGTAACAACATCTAGAAGGTGACGCTTAGTCTTTGGCCCAGGTTTTAACCTACGAGCCGACAAAGCGACGCGATCCATGTGTTGATGGAGAAACTTGGAAATACCAGTGGCTGGGTGCCTAATAAGGCCAACAGTCTCGCGCAGCTCACCAAGAAATGTGCCGCTAGAAAACTGCTGTCGTACCTCCTTCAGCGCCTTATAAAGGCGACCGAGTGCTTCAGCATCCACCGCCGCAAAGTCGACATACGAGGGATAGGGCGTTAACAGTGTATTGGTGATACGAGAGTATACACCATCCCACTGATAGGCTCTATCCCCGATGGGACTAGACGGGTCAATGTCAAAGACAATAACACAGGAGTTGTCCTTAACGGACCATTTCTCACGAGTAGCCGTCAAAGACGTGCCCGCTTGTGTACCGGACTTGATTTGCTTCTTGAAAGAAGGGTTGTTAACGCCTGTGCGAGTTGAAGTTACGTCACGAAGAGTTGTGACGTAATCAAACGCGCTCCAGGAGTTTTCAACCCGCTTCCGAGAGCGGGCAAGACCTGTTACAACTTCACGGGTAGTCTTAGACGGCATGTGAGAACTCCTAACTGGTGAAAGCCAGAAGGCCCCCAAAGGGG